AAAACAATAACGATATGGGACAGTAAAACGTTGAGATTTTTGGAAGATCAAAAATCATATCCATTATATCCCATACACGAAGATGAGACCTTTGATGAGTGGCAATCAAGAATGAAGAGATGGGGACGATTGATTGATCCTGTAGACTTGTTTTGGACAGGTGTAAGAATGGGTAGTGATTGTGATGAATCAGCACAATTCTTGGAAGAGGCATTCAGACAAGCAATGGATCTACCTAAAACCAAAAAGGAAAAGAAATAATGCAAACTATCTATTACACAAAAAAGGTACAGATAGGTCAAACACCGTCGGGCAATCCCAACTATTACTATGATCAATCACCGGAACAGAGGGAAAAGATGGCCATACACATGATGGTGGCCATTGCTTTCTTTTCGGAGAGGACAGCAGGATTCCTGGACGAGCGAGATTGGAAAAAATACAATCAAGAATTGTGTATGCCTGTTTCGTGGGCTTCGGGACAACATGATTGGAACCCCAGCGTGAAATGTCTATGGGCTCAATTGACAAAACAAGTGCCCAAAAACTACGTGAACAAGAAAGCAAGATTCAGCGTCCATCAAGTGAATCAGTTCAACAGGACCATGATGACAGCGGCCAAACTGTATAACACACACGTCAGCAACACACACAAAGTGGGAGCGGACGAGTTCAAGATACAAATGGAAGAATTGAAAGATATGGATGTGCCTGTGATAGGCTCCAAATTCAATCATTTTTTCTCAAACTAAATACCAATGGTGCTGTAAATCACCTCTTGTTCAGACATATCATTACAGCACCATTCCATCCTTTAAGTTAATAAATATCTACGTTATAAACTAACCAAACAGAAAACAAAAGGAAAACAAATGAAAAAAAGTAAATCACAAGAATCATCTGAAATACCAGAATTCACAGGCATCGCACAATCTCAATTCACTCCAGCAGAACTCACAGTGATAGCACAAATAATAGATGTGGCTACACGTAAAGGCATATTCAACGCACAGGACCTCACTGCCGTGGCAACAGTGTACAACAAAGTTGTTTCATATCTACCAAAAGGAGACAAAGATGGCCAAAAATAGAGTTGATGCAGAATGGTTGGCAATATTAAAAAATTTTGCTGATCAGTATTGGGACAAAGAAGTTAATGAAGCACATGAATTATTCACTGCTGAATACCCTTCCAATGATGACAAGGATTACATCAAAAAAACAACCTTTTTAGATAATGCAAAGAGGAACAAACTACAGATGTTGAAAGCACTTGCACAATCTAAATCGGGTGCGATACACCCAACTGGTTCAAACAACATGCAGGAAAAGAATGAAGCCGCGAAGTTGTTGGAACTGGCACAGAAAAGAATAGCAGATTCAAACTAGTCAATGTCTAAAATACCTTTCAAGGTGTTTTTAGATACGCTAAACATTATTGCAGGGTACAAAACACCGGAGTTCCACAAAGAGATCGCAGATTGGATCGAGTCCAGTGATGACGATCCAAGACGTATCTTACAGGTGTTTCGTAATGGTGGCAAAAGTTATATCGTTGGTGCTTATGTTTGTTGGAAATTGCTGACTGATCCCAACTGGACCTGCATCATCATATCGGCCAAACGTAATCTGGCATTGAGGAATTCACAGTTCATCAGGCACACCATAGAAAATCATCCATTGTTGCAACATCTCAAATCGGATCTATACACCTGGAAGACAGAAACATTCACGGTGGAACGACCAGTGATGCAGTTGAACCCAAGTGTTACCATTTCTTCCCTGGGAGCATCATACACAGGACTTCATGCCACCACCATATTGGCCGACGACGTAGAAACATCCGACAATGTTATATCCCAAGATGCAAGGGCCAGGATCAAGGAACGGGTGGCAGAGTTTGGTAAGATAGCCAAGAACATTTTCATGATCGGCACACCGCACACCGATGATTCGATCTATGATCACTTGGTGGAAAAAGGATACAGCATCAAGAAAGTACCAGCAGTTAGGACACGCACAGTGACACAGGAAGATTCAACACAAATAGAAGAAGAATATCTTGCTTGGCCAGATCATCCGGAAGGCATGATGACTTATGAATGGTTAGAAAGACAGCGTATGGAAACCACTGAAGGTGATTACATGAGTCAATACATGCTGATACCACAGACCATCTATCAACCTTTGGTACAATTGGAGAACATCAAATACTACAACGATGAGTTGGAATGGTCAAACATAGCACAACCATTTGGCAATTTCATCAGCACCTGTAAGTTGGGTCGTCATCAGATAACTCGTGTGTGTGCGGCCTGGGACGCGGCCACTGGTCTTTCAGGACGTGATGCTTCTGTGCTGTCCATATGTGCCAGAGACAATGACGGCAACACTTTTGTTCATGATGTGATCACGCTGTCGGCAGTGGATGAAAGCACCAAGGATTTTACCATACAGTGTAGGGAGATAATACAGGCCTGTGCCAAGCACAAGATATCACATGTGTTCGTGGAAGAAAACTTTTCGGCAACACTGGCCAACGAATTGCGTAGGACTGCTCGTGAAATGAAGATAATGGTACAGGTGATACCCAAATTTAGAAGCAAGAACAAGATGGTGTTCATAGCACAGATCATGGAACCATTGATCAAAGTGTCCAGATTGTTTGTGCATGAGAGGGTGAAAAATGGTAGCCTGTTGCTGGATGAATTACATCAATTCCCAAGGAACAAACATGATGACTGCATTGATGCTACTGCTGAATGTATATCCAATCTTCCCAACATCGCTGTGGATGTCACAAAGGTGGCAAAGGTGTTCAACCCTTTGCAAAATGCTGGAAGCCGTTTCAAGATCAACTAACCCGCAATCTGATAAATAATTTGAATGACAAATTTATTTATATAAACACACGCGCGAAATGTTTATATAATAACACACGCGCGAAAGTGATTATATAATAACACACGCGCGAAAAGGAGACCGATGAAAATATATTCAAAAATTGTTTTTGACAAAGACATGAACGTTATCGAAGAAGAATCATACGAATACAAGGGACCGGTAGCGATGTGTGGAGGGTCACCCCCACCACCACCATCACCCCCACCAGCACCACCACCACCACCCCCAGCACCAACACCAACACCACCGACCACTTACAGGACGACTGGTAGAGCGTTGCAGAGAGGCCGAGGAGGAAGAGGTGTTCTGGTTAGACCATCAGCGAGATTGGGTGCCGCACAAGATCCCAGCGTGGCATTCTCACAAACAGCAAGAAAGAATCTTTTACAACCCACTGAAGAGTTGGGTAGAAGTTTATTAAGATTGCTTGGAGGAGGATACTAATGGGTGGAATCATGCCAAAAGCACCAGCAATGCCAAGTGCGGAGGAACAATTCAGAACTCAACAAAGGCTACAGGAAGAGGCAGAATCTAGAGCAGTAGAGAAAGCCGAAAAAGAGCGAAGAGTTGCTGGATTGGAAGAACAGAGAAGACAAAAAAGAAGAAGAGGAGCATCTACTCTGATCACCAAAAGACCCGGAGGACTTCTGGGTGACATGGATGATTCACTGGGCACAGGTTCTGATTACCAATCATTATTCAAAATAGGCTAATGAAAGATTTTATCGCAAAAGCATACCGTTTGGCCAAGGCCGAACGTGACAAACACGAATCAGAGATATCTGAAGCGTATCTATACACGAGGCCCAACAGGGATCTGTATAGAAAAGATGCCAGTTCCACTGACCGTACAAAGATATTCGATAGCACAGCACCAGAAGGTGTACAGAATCTAGTTTCGACCATACTGAATCTATTGATTCCGCAAAACCAACAATGGTGCTCGTTGTCCGTGCGAGATGATTTGAAAGAAAGGATAGCGAGCGATGTCAAGACACAACTGGATGTGGCCAACAGGACCATATTCAAGACCTTGAGGGACAGCAATTTTTATGTTGCGGCCTCGGAAGCACTGACGGACTCGATCATATCTGGATGTGGATGCATCGGCACTTACGAAGACAACAAGATCAATTTCATAGCAATACCCAGCCATCAATTATATTTCCTGGACAACCACAAGAGCGAAGTGGACACAGTGTTCAGAGATCACAGCCTACCAGGTCACTACCTTTTGGAGACTTATGGAAGCAAACTCACAGATTCAATGAGAGATGCATGCGGCAAGGATCCCTACAAACAGCACAATATTTTAGAAAGTTGTTTCAGGAAGCCCATGGACAAGGAATACACCTACGTGGTGCAACTGGGTGAAACCGGAGACATACTGGAGCAAAAAAATATGCCGGTGCAAATGTTCACAGTATTCAGATTTGGTAAAACCGTGGGAGATATTTGGGGGGAGTCACCTGTGCGTATGGCATTGCCACACAT